TTATTGTTTTCTTTTATCTAATTCACGGAAATACACGACATCTGAGCGCATCTTTAGAAAAACGCCTACCCATATGCCTAATAATAGCGATAATAAGCACCATAGGAGCGTTTTATTGCTAGCCCTTAGCGTTCTGTTGTCTTGCCTTGAATTAACCTTCTCAGCGCGCTTATTTGACTTATTCTGTTTCGTGAACTGTCGCTCCATTTTTAGTAAGTGCTGCAAGCTGTCGGCTTTAAACTTGTTATCTACTTTGTTTTGTTTGGTGAATTGTCGCTCCATTTTCAATACATGGAGTAAACTGTCACGCTGGAATTTAAACTCGAATCGCGTTTTACCTTTGACGTACTTAGTTTGTATAATGGTGTCGTAATACTCTACTCTCTGAATGATTGCAATTGTATCACCATCAGCACCGAAAATTGTATCATAAACAATGCGGTTGAGTTGTATCGTGTCGTTGTACTGGTTCAGAATTGACCCGTCTTTTTTTATTGCTCTGTTAATATGCCATTGCGAGGAGCACGAATATAATACTAGGCTAAGGAATAAAATCTTTTTCATGATGTTGTTTTTAAATTGTAATTATTTATTTCGCCATTGCTGTTCACTTTGAGCAACTTTGGATGCCACGCCTTCGCGGTGCTTGTCTTGAATATACTGAGCGAGTTTATCTATGCCATCGCAGAAGGCTTGCATTTCGTCAACCGTGTGCGTCTTGCCGTAGTCGATTAACCATTGCTCTTGAATTTCTTTAGTTAGTAGCATGATTAAATATTTTTTATTGATTCTAATTCATATTTAACATGCATCCAATAGTTAGTGCCTGTTATTTCATCATTAGCCCAATCTTTCGCGCCTAAATCATTTAAAATAATATCGACAACTATTAGTGCGGCATCTTGTGCGTTGCATAAATCATCACTCCATCCATTTTCACAATCAAATATTCTTGTTAATGGAATAAATTTATTTAAAATTTCAAGTGCCTTTTCTTTTGGTAATAACATTTTTTCTTTTTCCATAATCATTTTTTTTGTTACCGTAAAAGTAATGTATTTTTGAATACGCTGCACATAAATCGCAGTTTAGAATGATTCTAAATAAGGAATAAACACGAGTGGGCTGCGAGCTTCTCCAAGCTAATGCGTTTTTAGTTTAATGTCGGTGTCCGTCACAACCGATTGCAGTGAATTACCCACTCGCGTTTAAGTCTATCCGCCCGTAACCTCGTCTATTGCGTCATTTAAGTCCTCACCTGCGCTACTTAATAAATCCTTTGTGGTTTCGGGCTCTTCACCTTTTACGACTTTGACCACATCAACAACCACTGCAATAGGCGAAATTGCTACTTTTACCGCCGAACTAATAATACTGCTGAAAAATCCCATACTTTTATTTTTATTTAATTAATACTACTTTAATAAAATCGAGTAAAAAGATACCTAAACCGTCCACAATGTCGGTGCTGCTTTTTCTATTTTAGCTTTTGCAAATCCAAACTCCGCAATATCTTTTTTAGTTTGCTTTTCCTCTTCAATCCATTGATTTGCCTTTGTCCAAAATTCTTTTTTTATTTCGAATCCAAAGCCTTTTCTATTTAATCTTTCAGCCGCTACAATAGTAGAACCACTTCCAGCGCATGGGTCAATAACAACATCACCATCATCAGTAAATATTTCGATTAGCCTTTTTAATAATTCAACAGGTTTTTGCGTTGGGTGTATTTTTTCACTTTCTCCATCTCGCGGCCAATCCATGCAATTAAAAATCATTTTACCTTTATTTCTGAATTTCGGTAACTTGTCGCGATATAGAATTAAACCATATTCGCAGTTTCCGACTACCTTCATATTTGCCTTAAGCACCTGAGCGGAAAAGTTTTTGCGGAAAACTAAATTTATGTAATTATTTAATCCGTACTTTTTAGCTAGCTCAATTAAATACATTTGCTGGTCAAAAGCGCAAAAGATAATCATACATGGAGCGTCACCTTTTGCCCTTGCCTCACCTTCTACCTTTACGCTTTTCTTTTCGGATTTTAACATAGTGCTGCAAAAGTGCATAAACTCAGCTGGTCTGAAATCTTCATCCGTATCAAAGAAACTTTTGCCCGCTAAAGCACTTTCCCCATTTGCGTTGTCCCCATCTTTATACCAAGCTGGATTTGATGCGTAGGCATTGTTTCCTAAGTTGTATGGGATATCAGCAATTATAAGCTGCGCCTTTGGTATTAAATACCTTTTGTAGTTCTGAAAATGGTCGCGATAAATCATGTTTTCTTGTTTTAGTTTATTTAAGTAAATCCTCGCAAAACTTCACCATAACAAGCGCAGCTGACGTGTTTACGCCTTTACACTCATCGTGCTTATTCTGAATCTTTTGCCGCTGTGATACGGGCTGTTTCTTTGTCATATCCGTGTATCGTGTCGTTGGCTCTATTTGCCATTTGAACATAGCTTGTGCAACGCCATTACCGAAGTCAACGGTCGCCATTGTGCTGTTGACTGTCATTATGCGACCAGTGCGCCCGAATAACAAGCTCTTAGCGTGTGTAACTTTAACGTTCTGAAGTGCTTTCATGTTTACTTATTTTGGTTGTTAATATTATAACTACATTCGCCCGTGCCGTTGCATTGCTCGCATTGGTCACCCGTGTACTCATCAGAACCTCTGTCGTCCTCGAATGATTGCATCTGTTGCCCGTTGCAAGCGTTACACCTCACTTGCTCAGTGTCGTATAATTCAGTTGCCCACATCTCAACTTTATCATAAATAGAATCCCACATTATCTCATCGAGCGAATCCGATTGCTCAATAGTAGCCATCGAGCGTAATTTGTCAAGGAATGCATAACCCTTAACCTTCGCCGTCCAATCTTCGCTTACATTCAGATACTTGACACGGGCGGTTATTGTCCACTCGTTAACCTGAGTATGCTCGATTGAGTATTGCACTTCGCATGTCGTGTCGTGAGTGCCGTTGTTTATTCTTTTTAGCATGATTCTTTGTTATTTTTAATTAAGCATCTATCCAATCAGAAACCTGCTTTAACACCTTATAGCCATTATCTTTTAGTAAATTAATGGCAGATAATATCTCATCTGATTTATCTACTTTAAAATAGTTATGGTCGCTATGTTTTTTTGTCCATAATCTTATCGAATCTCCAGGAATAGCGTTTATTTTTAAAAAATTTGCAATTGCGCCATTTGCGATGGCTCTTTTACTCAATCCGAACCTTTTGGCTATTCTGCTAAATTCGTTTGAAGAAAAATCATTCTTCATTTTGTCAAGTGTTTTAAACATTATCTCATTCATAATAAATTGTTTTTGTTTGTTATTAAACTGTTGCTACTAATTTCACCTTTTTAATCTTCGTTGTGATGCGCACAAATACGCCCGTTTGCCCACCTCTAGCAGCGTCATTGCCCTGACTGAACTCAACGCCCATTATCTTAAGAACGTCGGTCAATTCGCTTGTTTTGTCGTGTAATGAACTATACTTCCAAGTGCTCCCCATCGTGTAAACGGGTCTAAACTCCTTGCGGCCGTTAATCATTTCTTGAATCCAGCCGTAAACAACGGTGTTTTTTCTAAGCGTTTTTGCAGTTAGCATTTTTGCTACTTTATTTTGCGCTGATGTAATCGTTAAATTTTTCATGATAAATAGTTTTTTGTTTGTTTGTTGGTACAAAGATACACTAACTTTTGAATACGCTGCACATAATTGAAAAATAAAGTGTAATTTATATTCATTCTAAATAAGGCATAAAAAAAAGAGGTGTATTTATTACACCTCTTTCCCAAACAATACAAACAATCACAACTAAGAAGAAAACAAATGTACTACTTTATTTTATCAATGATTTAATTCTTTCGATAATTTCGTTATAAGCCTTAACGCTCACATCAATTTTTCGACCAGGGCTTACAATTGCATGTGTCGTAATCATGTCAATTCCGAAGCCGTAAGCCCTCATTTTTCCGATACACCACTCAGCTACAGATTGCGTTTCCTCATTCGTTAAATCGCGTGTCTTAGTGCTTCCCGATACTGCTATTCCAAGCATGAAGGAGTTGCAAAAGTTAACACCCTTAAAAGATGACTTTCCTGCGTGCCAAGCCTTTGACGTGTCGCCAACAAGCGTAGTGCGCTCGCCATCAACATTCACAATACAATGATAACTAACTTTACTCGCAGGATTCGCACACCAAGCCACACCGCCCACGTATGAGCCCGCTGTGTCGTGTAGTATAATTCCTTTCGGCTTTAATACGCCTGATTGGTTCGGGCTGTTTTTAAATTTCTCCTTGAATTTCATCTTTTTTGATATTAAGTTTTTCTTTGACGTATTCCACAATGTAAGCAATACTGGTCATACCCATGTAACCTACAATGAATGCCATCCCTCCACGTGTTGAATCATTTAAAAAAAGAATGTCAGCAAAAATAGGTGTAATGTAGTTCGCTATTAAGCCACCTGAGATAATCAAACCGACACGCTCGAAAGGTCGCAAGTTCTTTAAATTATTAGTGTTGACGAATGCTCCGAATAACCCAGCGATAAACATTGCAATCTCGAAACCGAGCATCTTCAGCCATTTGAGTATTTCGTAATTTTCCATTTGTAAATTGAATAGATTAAAAAAATAAATAAAACAATAAATTCGTTCCATCCTGCAATGTTTCGCTCAAATAATATCTCGTCTGCAAGGTTACTAATAGCGATAAAGACAAACGCCCTGCTAATGACGTGGTGAATGCCAAATGTTCGGGTGTGTATAATGTACGAAGCGACAAGTATCACCTGAGCCGTACTAATATAATACACGCAACCATCTGTTATTTGCCAAATATTATAGGAAGCAACCCAAAACAATATTGATAGCATAAAAACGAGGTTGATTTTGATTTTTCGCATTGTTATACCTAAATAATAAGGTTTCAATTTTTCATTATTTTAGGGTAAAAGTAGGTAATTTTCCAATGCGATTACAGCCCAAGCCATAACGTCTGCATCTTCGTAGGTTACACCATAAGTGAATACACCTATTTCAACGCCAAATTTTGAGCCGTCTGGAGTTTGGAGCGTTGCAAATACTTTTATAGTTGTGCTTCCGAATGTGTCTAGCCACTGCAAGCCCGTGATTATCGGGTCAATAATTTCACCCTCAAAATTATCAAATACGTACTTTTTCATTTTCTTATTTTTATTTTAAGTTATTACTGTGCCAGTTACCGTGCCTACTCTTACTGCGAGGGTGCGCATACCTGTTGTTTTGCCATATGACGTCAGTCCACCACCTGTTGTGCGACTTAATCTATTTGTGGCGCTGTTCGTTGATGTGCCTATAACTAGAGCGCCTATATTAAAAGGAGCGTAGTCAATTGAGTTGTAGGATGTTTCGTCCTCGCAAATGAATATCAGTTCATTTTTATTTATCATTCTCCAATCCGTCAAGGTCGCGATTGTAAGCGTTGCGATATGGTCAATACCAGCCTGAAAGTTTCTACTTACGCCAATAACGTCACTACCAAAGTACGTTAATAAGGCCGTGTTTGTGGTTGTGTTCCAAGTTAACCAATCAACCGCAACGCTGTTTGTGTAGGTTTGCGTGCCGTCAAGTGCAGTGAATCTAGTCGTGTTTCCGTGCGGGTTATTGTAAGGTAACACCAACAAACTAACACCCGCGCCCCTTTGAGTACTCCCATCGTCACCCGTAGTGAATGATGTTGTTTGGAATGTTTTAATAGGCATTCTGCCTAGCGTTGCCGGTACGGGCACAATCCACTCTGAGCCTACCAATGAGCCAACGTTCACGCCACCTTGCTTTACAACAACGCTTGACGTTTGCCCACTAGCACGGGTCTGAAATAGCAGACCGTTTATATTCACTATAACATCTGTAAACGTTGGGCACGGTGGTACAATCCACTCTGAGCCTACCAAAGAACCTACATTGATGCCATTTTGTAGAACTACAACGTTTGACGTTTGCCCGCTTGCTCTATTTTGAAATAACAGCCCGTTTATATTCACTATAACATCTGTAAACGTTGGGCATGACGGTATTGTCCATATATTGCCAACCAATGAACCAACATTAATATCGTTTTGTTGGACTACGACATTTGAAACTTGACCACTAGCACGGGTCTGAAATAACGAAGCGTTAATGTTTACTGTTACATCGTTAAACGGTGGGCACGGTGGAATAAACGCATCAATAGGAATAGATTCACTACCACCACTTGGAATACTGCCTGAATCAACAACAACATTATCTAACGTAAGCGAATAAGTCGCGACTAAACAATCCGAAGGCGGTAAGGGTACATCACCCTCAAAGTCATAATCAACTATTGGAAGTTGGCAAATGCCGCTTAATTCTCTACGGCTAAAAAGTATCGTTATTCTGTGACCAGCAACGACATCACCGTTCATATTATGCCTGAACGCTTCAGTCGTGCTTAATGCAGTAACTTTACCCATTCTCTTCCACCGAACGGACTTGTTTATAACGTTAAAAATAACGCGAAGCCATTGCTCCGTGTCGCTCTCAATATCGTTCAAGTCAATCTTCGGGTCTAAATAGTGCAAATCCGCCACCTCAAGAACCAAAGTCACATTGCTTAGGTTGTCTGCGAATCCTGATGTCGTTTTATAGGCAACCAAAACAGGGTATTGCAATTCGTTTTCCTTCTCAGCACGGTGTAAATCACCCCAAAAGAAACTATTTATTGGAATTATCGCGTCGCTCAGTTCTTTTAATTCCTGGCGAATCTTGTTGATGCTTGTTTTCAAAGTATTTGTCTATTTTGGTTATCGTTTTTTGCGCTAATTTCACTGATTTGCTCATCGAAAAAATATATTAGGTTTTGTACTTTGGTCTTTTTGTGGTGATACGTTCTCGAATGAGCAAAGATATTCATTATACGTTGGAAATAGCAATGCGTTATCCCTTAAATGACCAATCATTAATATCTTATATTGTTCGGTTTCCTTGCGAATGCTATCCTCTAACTTCAATAAGCCCTTTTCGTCTGCGCTCTGAATACTCGTGTCGTTCAAATGACCTACTGTTTTCGCTCGTATCTCAGTATGTAAATGCAAAACCGCTTTATAATCAATAGCAGAAATCAAGTATTTAGCAATATAATCATTCAGTAAGGCTATTTCAAATTCATTTAGGTTATTCAAGGTAACACCCTCAATCAATCGGTTAAAGAAGCTCGTTCCAAGAATAGGGCGCAACTTCAAGTCCTGCACGCGCGTTAAAATAGTAGACAATACGCTATCCCTAACATTGGTGTTCATGTAGCCGTTCTTTTTAGCGAACTCGATGTTGATTAAGTGTGACATATTAGTTTATTTTAACGGTTAAATTCTGTCTCCATTCGTGCCTGCAAGTAGGCGTGTTTCTGTCTGTGTCGGGGTTGTGATACCAACCACCGCGATAGTCCCAAACATTGCGGTCAACGGCTGCGCCTAAGGCATCTATTTCTATTTTAGTGTATAATCTGTCTAGTGCAATCAAAGTCTTGCAGAACGGACGTGAAACACCACCAATAACCAATTCAGGAGCGTTACGTTTCTTGTCATAAGAATATAATACACTAACCTCAGCACGTGTGACGACCGAACTTTGTCCTTTATCTGTTACCTTCCAATCCTTTGAGATTAAACCCAAGTTTCCAAGTTTGATTAATATGTTAGATAGGTATGCACCGCCCTTTCCGATGGCTTTGGAGATTGACCCGTAACTTTCATTGTCCGCAATCATTTTGATAATAATCTTTTGCTCGTCAGTAAGTCCAACAGCAAACGAATCATTATCGAAGTACTGCGCACAAAACTCATCTTCATTATCGGTAAAGTCAAATGACCTGCTGTCAAGTATCTTAAAGGATTCTTTAGATTGTCCAATTTTACTAAATTCAGCAAGTATGCGCTCGTCAGAAATAGCTTTACTTAACGCTACGGGAGTTGTGATAGGCTTAACCATGAATGGTAACTCGTAGCTATTGAGAACAATTTTACCAGCAAACCCATTGAGTTTTTTTTCAGCAAAATTCACAGCATCTGTCAACGCTTCTTGACGTGCTTTCACATAGTTTTCTTGGAGTAATGTGTAAGCGATTTCCATTTCTTCTTTACTGCCAAACATAGACTCAGAAAGTATTCCGAACAATGTAGGGCTTATTACTGAATGTGCAACCAATATAGCATCACGAACCGTTTTCTTTGCTTGGTCGTATCTTAGGTGTAAATCAGTGCCGTTGATTTGTAATATCTCAGGTTTGCGGTCTGCTCCGTCATGGAAACCAACCACTAAACCGCCTTGCGTTTCACGGTCGCTCGAATCTTCTTTGAGGTTGTCAAGCACTTCCTTACGCTTACCATCGTCTTCAGTATAGCCATTACCCAAAGAAATAAACGTGCCGCCCTTGAATGAATTTACCACCTCTGAATACGTAAAGAAACTCATTTCGATAGCTGAGAGAATATCCGTTATAGCTCCAGAATATTCAACAATTGGATAGTAATTTAAAGTGATTAAGTTCTTTTTATTAACTTTAAGTAATCGTTGTTTCGAGGGTGTCGCGTATCTCAATAGGCACTGAGTATCATTTTTTAAGTCAACCTTAGTGATGTTTTTAATCCGCCTAAAATTGGTCTTTTCAACCGACTGTTGTGATACGCTCCAATCGTCAGAAAGTTCATAAAATACATCATTTTCCGTGACCCTTACTAATTCGAAGTCAATCGGAGTTGCATACCATCTGCCATCTAACAAAGACTTTTGGTATAGTATAGCGAACGAGTTGCTAATTTCATAATCTAATGCGCAGTGTTGAACTATTCTTTTATATGTGTACTCACGGCCGCCATTTTCAAGAATACTAGCGTCTGCATTTTCAACGGTTAAACCACCAGCTGTAATGAATTTTACCTTTTGATTGATTATGCCACCATGTACGCTACATTCAGCATACATCGAATTTAATTTCTGAGGGTACAAATTATCTGCGCCCCAAGTAATCAAACCAGACTTATAAAGTTTTTCTAGTGGCTCGGCTTTTTCAGCTTTTCGGTATAGTGATTTAATCTGCATGGATTTTTCGATTTGTGGTTGAATTAAATGTAGGCGTATCAATAACAGCATCAATCAATCGCATCTTGCCAAGTTCAACTAAATGCCCTTGCAATGGGTCTATACTTATGCTGTTTGGCATCTGATATATTCGATAAAAATAGTCGCCAAGCAAAGGAATATTGATGTTTACACCTTCATGAATCTGAAATAGGTTGAAGTATTCGCTACTCTCCGATACGTCAACGAATTGCTGAAAGTACGTGTAATCTAAGCGACCTTGCGATTGTTCCTTTTCAAATACAAATAGCCAGTGATTTGGTAAAGATTCAATAGCTAGTTCTGCCAACGTTAAGCATATTAAACAATCAACATTTTTGCGTAGTAATATCATAGATACAAAGATAAAAAAAAGGGCGGGCAAACGACCCACCCTTTTTATAAATTAACTAAATATTATACTAAGGCAACAAAGCAAGAACTAAAGACTCACCGATTTTTGGCGCTTTGCTTTTCTCTTTGCCTGCAGCTGTCAATGTGTTACCATTGAAGTCCTCGAATGCTGTACCCGTGTCACGCTCATCGCTTAACTTCGCACCATTCTCCAAGAACGCAACCTCCATAGACCCGTCATTCAACTTAACGAATAACGTTACTCTATCTTTACACATATCCTCTATTGCCACAATCATTTCAGCGGTGTTACCCGATACTTTGATTGTCGCAGCTTGCTCACGTGCATACGCTGAATTGGCACGCTCGCCAATCGCTTTGTCAGTGAAGTTGCTCGTTTCCATTTCTACATTGAATGGATAGGCAAATTTGCCCGCATTCATTGTGATGCTAGTAACCAACCCACCAACAACAGTGGTAGAAGCTATTTCTTTTGTTGAAACCGCGTACCATGTTTGTATTCCTCCTGCGTCATCGCATACGGACGCTAGTCCGCTTAGAATCTCACACATTATGCTAAGATTAATTCAGTGAAATACTTACCAAAGATGAACTCAGTACCCAATCTAAAAGACGCTTCTGCTTTCAATTTGTCGTTGTAGTCGTCATATTTGATAACCAACTCCATGTCGCTTTCAAGGTCAACGCCCAAGTAAGCCAAAGACATTGGGATTGCGAACATTTTATCCAAACCATTCAATTCAGGAAGTGTTCTAACCTCGATGTCTGTCAATGGAAGCGTAAACCTCATTGATGTACCACCAGCAGGAACGGAAACTTGTGTGTATGGGTTCGCAGCATTCCACGACTCCAATACAAACAATGCAGCTGAACGCCCCATAAATAATGTAACAGGCATGCCGTTATCCATCAACTCAGGGTTAATTGCTTTGAAAACGCCATAAGCTAAACCATAAGCGTTTGCGGCAGTGATTGCAACCGCTCCTGAAGTGAAGTTTGCAACGGTTGCATCAGCTTCAATTTTCTTAACCAAGCCATCAAACAATGCAAGTTCAGCATCCAAAGACGTTGTGTCGCCAAGAATGACAACGCGTTGCGCTTTTCTTGCAAGTAATTTTGTCAAGTATGCCATCAAGATTGTTTCCAAATCTGCAGGCAGTTGACCGTTCTGAGTGGCAGTGCCTAGGGTATTCAAGATTTGCGTCATCTTACCATTCAAGTCCTCGTTACAAAACTCAACGCCAGCTTGAAGCAATACCGTTGTTAACGCTTTGTCAGTGAATACAACCGCCCCATCAGGAGATGTTGTACAACCAACTTTCGCTTTCAACACAACATTGGCATTCAAAAGCGCAATTTCTCGCGTTCCTTTGATTCCCGTTTCAAGCGTCAAATCAGCTAAGAAATCGGAGTTTGCAATCAAATCCGTTTTGATGTCAGGTAATGTGTTGTCCGTGAACGCTGGTAAACCAGACACGTCATAGTCGAAGTTTGCACGCTTTCGTGAAGCAACATTTGCTAGTTCTACTCTCTCTACAACATCTTTTATATCGATGTTGTATTTTTGCTTTAATAATACTTTGATACTCATTTCGTTTTATTTTTTAGTAATTGTGAAATACTCATTTTTGTTGTTGGCACAGTAATAACTTTGCCTTTGTGGTTAAAATTTTCTCCCTTTGATATTGATTCAAAGTGTGCATTGAATTTGTCAATAGATGACTCCAAAGAAACAATCCTCGCATCTTGTGCGTCAAATCGTGCCATAAATTTGGCAATCATTTTGCTCATAACCTCAGCTTGTACATCTTCAGTTGACTCAATAAACTCTTCAATGGCAGTGATAACACCTGAGCCATCTAACTGAACAATAAAAACTAAACCATCTTCGGTCGTTACTTGGTGCTCTCCTTCAGGTGCTGGAATAGATTCTCCATCCACTTCCATCAGGAATTGAACACCCTCAGCTATTTCACCTTCATAGGATAGTACTGTGCCATCAGCTGTCGTTGCTGTAGCAAATTTTGCAGGATTTCCCGACGCTTCATCTTGGTCAAAGAAGGTCTTTAGCGTATCCCAAACGCTCTTTTTGTCTTTACTCATTTTTACTTTTTTGGTTACATTTACTTTTACTTTATCAAACCATCCTTCAGGTGAGAAACCACCAAATTTTCCTTGCTTTACGTCACTCCACATTTCGTCATTGTGAATGTGGTAAGTTGCGAATATTGTGCCATCCATCAATCGCATCTTTTCAAATACTTGCGGAATGGAAGGTAATTTATCATCACTATTTGAACACGCAAACACGTATTGAAGTGTTGCTTTATCGCTTGAAATATCTTTTGGATTATGCTGTATATTGGAGTTTTGACTAAAACCGTTTCGCATCCATTTGCGTACCATTAAGGCAGCCGTTGGAGCATCGAACAATACGTAATGGTCACCCAATTCCTTGTCGTTTCTGAATATCGGAGTGCCTACTGAAATCATTACCCCCGTTACAGTGCGCTTGTCTTCGTTAAATTCGTATTTAACCAAATCTTTTGCAAACGCGATGTAGTTTTTCATGCTCGCAGGATAGTCAACAAAGGAATTAAAGTCCATTCCCGTGTCATCGTCCTCGTAAACCTGAATTTTGTATAGATTATCCATCTACCTTTAGAGTATAAACGGATTGATTGTTTGCGTTTAGCCTATAGATGAGGTTACATTTACCCTTTCGCTATTAGCTAGACTTGCCTTAATGTCGCTATCTACTACATTTACTTTAATGTTGCTTTGTCCGTTGGTCAATGTGCTTGGTACGTCACCCGTTTGCCCACCTGAAACCTCTGTCGGGCTTGGAATGCTTGGGGGTGTTACACTTGGAGCGCCACCACCGCCACCGCCATCACCACCACCGCCAGTAAATCGAGTAGCTGCTATCTTTGCGATGTTAGCTGCCGATGTTATGGCGGTAAAAACTAAAGCCTTGATTGCACCTGGGTTTGGAACGCCTAAGGTCGTTAAGGGAGAAACGGCTAAAGTCGCATTGATTGCCTTGCGTGCATCTATGCCCGCTTGTGCTAACTGCAATGCTTTTGTAATTCGGAATTGGTTTTTTGCTGCCCTAAGTTCTTCAACCGAACCTTTTTTAAGATTGTTGTTTTTAATCGAAAATACAACGTCTGAAATTTCGCCTATTGCGTTCGCTCCACGTTGTGCAAAGTCAATTGA